GTTATTCCGTTTCCTAGAAAAGAGTGGGGATGGGGACAACTTGCAGTAGATCAACAATATTTAAATTCAGGAGACTCAGTTGGATTGGTTTGGACTGGTCCTAAAGGAGAGTTAAAGTTTCCATGAGATTAGCCTATAAAGAATTAAATAATGTTATAGAGTTTCCGTTACAAAAAAAGAAACCTACTAAAATTGAGTACGCATTTCAATTGGTTATAAATTTGGTTGGACTTTATATAGCCAACAGTATTACAGTTGATATCTGGCGTTCTTTGACAGGACACTAATGGTTCACTTAACTCGTATTTATACAAAGACGGGCGATGACGGACAAACCTCTACCGCTACAAATGAAAGAATAGATAAAAGCAGTTTTTTAATTGAAGCAATTGGTGCAGTAGATGAGGCTAACTCTGCTATTGGAATGGCGACGGAATACCATAATGACATTATAGATAGAATACAGAGTGACTTGTTTGATCTTGGTGCAGAACTCTCTGGTGCCCCAACAATAACAATATCAGAAGATAGAGTTACCTATTTAGAAAATATAATTGATGACTATAACGAATACCTAGAGCCACTGCATTCCTTTGTTCTACCTACTGGCCCACTTCATAATGCAAGAACAATTGTGAGAAGGGCAGAGCGTGAGGTTTGGAAGGTGGATGGTTTAAATATAAATATTGCAAAATATTTAAATAGGCTCTCAGATTTACTGTTTGTTATGGCAAGGTATCATAACAAGGGAAATGAAAAGTTGTGGATTCCTAGAAACTAGACCTTAATGTGCTATAATTAAAATCAAGAAAGTAAAGGAATTGTTATGACTTATCAAATAATTAATGTTGCTACAGCAGAAGATATTAAGTTAGTTCAAGATTTTATTAATACTGTAAAGTTTCAAACAAAAGAAGATCACATTCCTCTTCATGATCCACTATACTCACAACATAATGTTGAATTTGACATAGCCACGTATGGAGATATGACAAGAGAGGTTGTTGCTGTTTTTGAAAAATATACAACTGCAATAGGGGTTGCGGTTAGTGACATGACTAAAATTTTTTATGATCCTCCAATTCTTGGAAAAAGTTATATTTTTAGACTTACCAATGAAAGAACCTTTCCCATGCAATGGTCTACAAATAGACCAAAGAATGTATTTAGGTCTATCTTAAAATGGACAGACTCACATGCGGGGGGAGAACTTAAATTTAAAAACTATAAAATTGCCGTAGATCTAAAGCCAGGAGACTGCGTTATATTTCCAGAGACAGAAGAGTTTCAAAGAGAGATAACCACAATAGATGAGGGCGACTTATTTGTTTCTGATTTTTGGAATGCTCCAGTTGGAGAGTCTCCGTATCCTGGATTAAAATACAACGAGATCACTTGGGGAAATCCAAGGTTTAAAAACCTTTAATATGATAAAATAGACTAACAATGTCTATTCAATCAAACCTTTATGCAGAAAAAATTTTTGCCGAACATCCAATAGGGTTGTGGTCGCTAGATGATAATGTTGACTACTTATCTTTGGTATCCAATAATCAAAGAAATTTGGCTGGATGGAACTTTTTAGACGCATCTGTAACTACAAGTAATATAGATTTAAACAAACCATTTTTAAGTAGTTACTTAAATGAAATACAATTTGATGATTTCCTAGAAGTTTCTAAGGAAATAAAATTTGTAGGTGCAGACCTAATTGATTTAGATGAATTAAATTCCAGCCTAGCAACCCTAACATCTGGATGTTATTTTTATACTGAAAGTGCATACTTAAAGTCAATATCGATAGGGTTTGAATATAATGACACATCCTCTGGAGAAACAGTAGAAAAAATTACAAAGTATGTAACTGATATTTCACAAAAATGGATTTTTTTATCTCACAACTCCACATACCCATCTCAGAGCACATCCTTTAGGCCATTAATAAAAATTGAGTTTAATGGTGGCGCATCCAATATTGACAACTATAAGATTTTTACTAATGGATTTACGCTAGGCCAATGCTCAGAAAACTTTAATACAACCTCTTTAGGGGCAACATCTTTACCGCTTCCAAGTACTATTGCTTTATCAGGAATTACCAAATGCGTAGAGGCAAACTCGTATATCTCTGGAATAAAAAATGGCTACTATTTAATAAATAATAATAGACTTTGTGCTAGAAACACAAGTGTTCCTATGGCATACGGATCAGATAGTGTTACTAAGATTATTCCAAATGCAGGTATGCCATCGTTAATTGTTCCAGGTTTTGGCTTTTTAAATGAAACTGGAAGGTACAAAGACTACACAGTTGAAATGTGGATGAGAATAAACTCTGACATTAAAGAGCCAACAAGAATTTTTGGCCCAATAGGATCAGAAGATGGACTATATGTTGAAGATGCTTTTATTAGTTTGTCTATTGGTAAACACTTTGCTTCTCATTATGTTGGCGAGTGGTATAGGCCAATGCTTATTCAGATTACAATTACACAGAACACAGCATCGTTAATTGTTAATGGCGAACAAGTAATTATTTTAAACTTAAAACAATCAGAGTTAGAATTACCATTAGAATTTAATGATTCAGGAAAAGAATTAGACTGGCTTGGATTTTATTCTTATGAAGACGTTAGTCCATATGAGATAGATTGTATTGCAGTATACTCTTATATAGTACCCACACTAATCGCTAAAAAAAGACTGGCTTATGGGCAAGCGGTTATATCTCCAGAAACAATTAACTCAGCCTACGGTGCATCATCAATTTATATAGATTATCCATATTCAGAATATACTTCAAATTATTCATATCCAAATAATGGAAGTTGGAATCAAGGAATCTTTGATAATATGTCTGCAACAGAAAAAACATTGTCTTTATCTACACATAAACTTCCAACTTTATTTTTAGACGATAAAACAGAATTAAATTTTGTAAGTGATAATTATGATATTCAAGATGAGACAAAAACATATTTTTCTTTTAGGCCAAACTCAGCATGGAATAACAAAAAGACCTACGCATATTTCGATAATTTTTCAATGATTGACGACGAGATCCATGGATTGTCTGCTGTCATTAAGTTTGACTTAAACAAAGACAATGTACAAACAATATTTACAGTTTATGATTCAAATACTGAAAATTATTTTAAAGCCACTCTAGAAGATCTAGAAATAAAATATTATTTTTATTATGACAACAATCTAACTACATTAAACGTATTTGATGAAATAAGTTTAGATACCTATATTCCCGTAGGGTTTAAACTTGACAAAATGATATCTTATTTTGGTTCAAATCTTGATGAGTTTTTTGGAAACAAGAATTCACTAAAAATATACATTGGTGCAAATCAAAATGGAACTGAAAATTTTGAAGGAAAATTTTATAAATTCCATATTTTTAGCAATTACAACGTAAATACAGTTAATCAACATTTTTTAAATAATGGGTTATGCGATATTGATTTAGGAGAAGATTTTTTAAATCACACAGCCACATACACTCTACAAGGATTCCTTCATTACAATAATTACTATTTAGATATTTCTTCAGCAGGATATTGGGAAGACTACATCCCCTTGTCATATTTTGCTTCCTACGTAGATGACCCCAGTGGAAAAAGAATTTATGACCTTGATATGTTGCAGTTTAATATAGATTACCCATCCCCTACTATTGTTTACTCAACAGAACAAACCGCTAGTTGGGACTATAACTCTTTAGAATTAGAGTATGATCATACAGTTCAAAGAACATATGCACAATTAGACAATGCCCTTTTCTCTGGTTGGGAAAATTATCAAGATATTGAGCAAAAATCTATAAAGACATACTTCTATAATACGGAAAGTTCAAGTATAAAGAGTTACATAAGTTTTCAGTATATAACTGCTGGAGCAAATAAAAACTTTAAAAATTTTACACATGTTAGCCCAATTAGAAATGACAAAATTTTAAACATGTCAAACTATCCCAATTGGCAAAATACTGTATTTGAAGTTGCAGATAACACAATAATTTACCCACCCGCAGGGTTAAACTTTAATGACTTGGCAATAGTTATTCATTTAGTTACAAATCTTCAGGGTACGCAGTATAAAAATATTGGACTAAAAAAATTAGAAATATCTTCTCAAGCGTTTGATCACAACCATGCAAAAGGTATAGGAACTAGATTTGGTCTTCCTATTTATCCATACAAAAAAACTGGTATTTATTTTGATTATAAAGCAAAGAACCCAATCAGCATTACAAAAGAAAGCGTTCCATATTTATACTCAACACGAAAAAGTGGAATAGAAATAAGAGGTTCTTTTAGCCCATTTATTAACAGGGGAATAGGAATTCCATTAAATAGAAGCACATCCAATAATTATAAAATATCTGCATTCCAGATGTGGCTAAGGTATGATTTTGATAAATTCCCATATGGAGCAACTCAAGTTTGCGAGTTACAGCATAAAAACGATACCATTCAATTCTATGTTTCTGCTGTAAGCGAAAAGGGCGACAGAGGAAAATTATTTGCACTTAATAAAAGCACTGGTCAGGCAGTAAACGGGCTAGCATTTTATATTAATGGCAACCTGGTAAAAGATCCAGTAATTGAGGCAAAAGAGTGGGCAGTTTTTGGTGTTTCATTTGCCAACAGCCTTGATTTAAATAATTTTCTGGGCTCAATAAATTTAAATGGGCCTTTTGTATTTAATAGTATTACAAATTATCAGGCTACAGACTTGCAGGAAATTCAAAGTAAAATTTATAGGCCTTGGCTCAGGATTAAAAATAACGGAATATTTGACCTATTTTGGTCATACTGGTACTCTTCCTACAACTGGAATGGAGTTTTAGTTGCGGAGTCTTCAGAGTTATACGGAGTTGATCCATCCATTGTTTATAAAAAATACATAGGAAGAAATAAAATTGTTGTTGATAGCAACACTACAGAAAGTCTAAATTTTGTAGGAGATTCAATTAAGATATTTTCGGATACTGCGTGGCAAACAAAGACTGAAATACCAGTATAGTATGGTATACTGATGGTTATGAAATCTGCAAATAATAATAAAAAGCGTAAACAACTGCCCAAAATGAAGGGCCAAATTGGCGAATCTCGCATTAAAGTTATAGATAAAATGTATGATTGGGGCCTGTATGTATACAAAAAGGCTGATGGAAAATGGTTTACTGACGGCACTGGATCAGTTTTAAACATTCCATCAATGAAGGGGGACCTATCCAGTATGTCAAAATTAAAAGAAGCAGCAAGACATTATGGAGATCCTGGAGATGGTGACTGTGTTTTTGTTCCAGGGCTTAATCGTATATCAGAAGAAGAGTACTCAGAGCAAAAACAAAGAATGGCAGAAGGTTTGATCCCAAGCATGAATGATTTAGGAGCAGTGCACGCAGCACAGCAAACTGTCAAAAAATGGGGAAGTGAAGAATAATGAGTGATCAAGTAGAGTATAGAATTGGCGCAAGGATTGACGACATCGAAGAGCCTGCAAATGAATTTAAAAAAAGCGATCCGTTTAACAAAACTTGGGAAGAATTAAAAAATTTATCTGGACTAGACAATAACTTTAAAAGACGTGCAGCACGAATGTCCAAGGTAGAGGCATCACCAGCATACCTAGATAGCGCTCTTGCAGTTAACTCAGGAGTTAATGGTGCACAATCTAAAGAGATCAACCCAGGAGTTTTATATCGTAATGCTTATGGACTTTTTGATGTTATCACCCCTCCATGGAATGTTTATGAACTTGCAAATTTTTATGATACATCTTTTGCTAACCATGCAGCAATTGATGCTAAGGTAGAAAATATTGTTGGGTTAGGATATAAATTTGAAATTTCTCCTAGAACAATGCTTAAATTAGAATCTTCAACTGATGGAGAGGCTACAGGCCGTGCTCGTAAAAGAATTGAAAGATCAAAGATTGAACTTACAGACTGGCTAGAAAGTTTAAATAATGATGACTCTTTTACAACAACAATGGAAAAGGTTTATACAGATGTCCAGGCTACTGGAAATGGATACTTAGAAGTTGGAAGAACAATAAGAGGAGAGATTGGTTACATTGGACATATCCCATCAACAACTATGCGTGTGCGTCGTATGCGTGATGGATTTGTTCAGATTATTGCAAACAAGGTTGTTTATTTTAGAAACTTTGGAGCAAAAAATCCTAACCCAGTAACATCAGATAATCGTCCAAATGAAATTATTCATTTTAAACAATACTCACCGCTAAATACATTTTATGGAGTGCCAGACATTATTTCTGCTATATCATCTTTGCATGGTGATCAGTTAGCATCTCAATATAATATTGATTATTTTTCTAATAAAGCGGTACCAAGATACGTTGTAACTCTTAAAGGGGCTAAACTATCTGCCGATGCCGAAGACAAAATGTTTAGATTTTTACAAACAAATTTAAAGGGTCAGTCACATAGAACTTTGTATATACCACTTCCAGGTGATAGTGATAACAGCAAGGTTGAATTTAAAATGGAGCCAATTGAAAATGGTATCCAGGATGGATCTTTCAAAGAATATAGAAAACAAAATCGTGATGATATTTTAGTTGCTCACCAAGTTCCTCTTTCAAAGTTAGGCGGTTCCGATGCTTCTGGAATTGCAGCAGCCTTATCACAAGATCGTACATTCAAAGAGCAAGTTGCTCGTCCAGCACAACGCCAACTTGAAAAAATGATCAATAAAGTAATTCGTGAAAGAACAGATATTTTAGAGTTTAAGTTTAACGAGTTAACGCTTACAGATGAGATTGCTCAGTCACAGATACTTGAAAGATATGTAAAGACACAGGTTATGCTTCCTAATGAAGCAAGGCAGCAACTTGGCTTACCACAAGTATCATATGGAGATGAGCCATTTCAATTAAAACCACAGGATGTCGCAAATGAAACTGCCAACAGGCAAAGAGACTCTGAAAGAGTTAATACCCAGTCTGACGGGTCAGCAACAGTTGCTGGAAGAAATCCGAAGGGAGAAGGTAGGGCGTCTCAATAAATGAGATAATGAAAAAAAGTGCCCTATAATATATACTAGTATGATTATATCAAAAGCCCATTGGGATACCGAGGGCGAACAACTTCGCCTTTCAATGCCTTTTAGTAAGGTAGATAAAGAGAGACGTACAGTCTCAGGCTTTGCCACACTTGACAATGTAGATAAACAAGATGACATCGTTACAACAGAGGCAAGCATTAAAGCATTCAAAAAATTCCGTGGAAACATTCGTGAAATGCATCAACCATCCGCTGTTGGCAAAATGGTTTCATTTAAAGAAGATAAATATTATGATCCAGATTCAGAAAAAATGTACAACGGTGTAGTTGTATCGGCATACATTTCAAAAGGTGCACAAGATGCATGG